ATAGGCCCTCTAAGTGACAGTCTACAGCGCCGAGACCCTGGACCTCTCGCGTCTCGCAGCGCCTAGCCTCGTCGACACCAACTTCGAGACTGTCCGCGCGTCTCAGATCGCTGAGTTCCTGCGTGTCTGGACACTGGCGCGTCAGCTGGACTCGTCTCTGCCGGTGTACGACGTCCAGATGCTGGAGACCGACCTACCCGTCGTGGAGGCCGAGTCTTTCTCTTACGGCATCATGAAGTTCTGCCAGCAGGTCAACGACGCGGCCGACGCGCTTAGACTCGCTAAGGCCGTGGGCGCAGACCTAGAGCACCTCACGGCGACGTACCACCACACTGAGCGTCAGACCACGATACCTGCCAACCCCAACACCGGGTCGGCCGCGGTTCTTGAGACCGACGACGAGCTCAGGTCGCGCTCCCAGCTGGCGCCCGAGGCACTGGCCGACATGGGCCTGACGCCCGGGGGCTACATGTACCTCGTCAGGACGGCGTTCGCGTCGGCAGTCAAGGACGTCCGCCCGATCAGACGTGGCGGCGGTATGATCGAGCTGCGCCTTCTGGGTCGTCTAGAGCCCGGGCCTCTGGTAGCGACCAGGAACCCGGACGGCAGCACGACGTATGTGGTCGACGGGCGCGTCAGCGACGGGTCAGTGCCGGAGACCGTGGTCGGCGACGTCATCGGGGCTTTCAACCCCGAGAACGCGTCTCAGTCGACCGACATCTTGAGCGTCTTCAGTGCGAACGTCACGCCCTACGACGTCGACCTGACGCTGGTGATGCCGTCGGGCCCGGACCCGGAGGCTGTCAAGACTGCAGCCGCCCCGTACATCCAGGCGCTGGGTGACAGTCTTCACCGCATCAAGTCCGACGTCTTCAGGGAGGCCCTGTCGTCCGCGGCACACGTCGGGCCCGTCTCGACCGTGCGCGTCAACTCTCCGTCGTCGGACATACCCTCCGCGCCCGGCTCCGCGCCCTTCATGCGTAAGTTCACGCTACGCACCCAGGTGCTGACGTGAGACTGGGACCCGCACAGTACCCCAGGCTGCTGCCTAAGAACGCGACGCCACTAGAGCTGGCCGTCGAGTCTATGTTCCGGCTGCAGTTCGACGATCTGGGCGAGTACGCCGAGCGTCTCAGGACGCTGTGGGACCCGTTCACTTGCCCTGAGAGCGAGTTGCCTCTGCTGGCCTGGGCGTTCTCAGTCGACATCTGGAACGAGCGCTGGCCGGCGCCTCGTAAGCGGCAGGTCGTCGCCGAAGCTCGACGCTTCCACGAGCTGAAAACGACAGTCGCGGGCACTCGCATGGCCCTGGGCTACGTCGACGCGGAGCTAGTCAGGGCGCACCTGCCGCGTCACGGCTTCCTAGTGGCTAAGTCAACCACGGAGGTGGAGTATCAGGCTTGGCTTCAGTCCCTGCCTGAGATACGCATCTACCAGAACGTGCCTTCGACCAAGTCCTCGCCGCCAGGTTTTGTCGTCAACCGTCGCGGCATCGGCAGCGCCAAGGCGGCTGTCGTCAACAGACGCAGAGCTGTCCTGATCCGCAACGGTGTCGAGACCGACCTGGTCTTCTCAGGCGTCAGGATAGACGACAACGGTCGTTTGCTCCCAGATGCCGAGCGCCTCGTCATACCTGAGCCGTACAGAGCGGGGTTCAAGGCTGGTGGTAAAGTGTCTCAGCCAGTCAGGACCAACCAGAGCGCGGCTGTTCGCGTGATCTCCCTGTCGATCACGGACTCCAACGCTCTGGTCGTCAAGAACCAGATCTCACCGTCACTGTTCCCCGTCGTGGTGGACCCGGTGACCGTCTACGGGCCCGTCCCCGGTGGCGCCAGCCTGGCCGTCAACCGCTGTGCACTCAGGTCCCGGCCAATCAAGGCCAACAGGTCGGATGAGCAAGCCTACCTGTCTATCCGCCTGTCTGACGGCTCGGCTCCCGCGACGAGAGGTAACATCAGGGGGTCGGCGCTGGGTCGCGGGCGGCTACAGAGGAAGAGCTTCACCGCGTCTTACCTGGTCTTCGCCCCCATCACTGACTACAGTGCGGGGTTTCCCCGGAACTCTATGTTAGTAAGGCGTAGCCCAGAGGACCGGGTAGAGGAGGTCGCACACGCCGTCGACGTCGCGGCCTCAGCGCGTGACACCTGCTACATCGACGTCAACTCGGTCCGCCCCATCACCTTCTCCGATCTCGAGCGACTGCCCGACGGCACGACGTTCGGTGAGGCAGTCAGACTCTCCTAGAGGAGCCAAGAATGTTCGAGCGTGTTCTAGCCGTAGACGCCCAGTACGTCACAGACGTCGACCTGACCCGCATGGGGACGTTCCCCCAGGAGGGCGTCCAGACCCTGATCCGGTCTCTGCTGATCTCTGGCCGTCTCTACAAAGACTTCGGCGTCCTGCCCAACGGCCTCAACAAGATCGACATCGCCCCCGGTACAGTATTCGACAGCGGGGTCATGTACCACTCCGAGGGCGAGAATGCGAAGTCTGTCCAGGAGTTCGTGCCGTTCGAGTCGGGCAAGAAGATCATCGTCACGCTCATCGGTCAGGGTCGGTCTGCCCCTGGTTACCGAGAGAGCCGCACCATGGAGCGTGAGGTCGCGCAGTCTGGCGGCGGTACGACTACGCAGCTCGTCCCTGAGGTCGACTACCGCGTCCAGGTCAACGACGTCGTACTGTCGTTCATCTCGGGTGCGGTCTCCACGGTGCCGCAGCAGGCCCCGGTGCCACTCGGCACTGTCGCGATCGCCGACATCCTGATCGGCACCGGAGGCATCGAGACCATCTCTCGCCGCAGCGAGTCTGAGGCCCCCGAGCTGGACGACCTGGCGCGGTCGCTGACCGCCGTCAGTGCGACGCTGGCTCTGTTCCAGCAGGAGATCACTGGTCTCCGCAACGACCTCGCGGCCGCCTTCCGCCTGATCGACGGCCTCGGGTCGCGTGCCGTTATTACCGCACTGACAGCGGACGTCGCGACCATCAAGGACCGGCTCGACATGCCGGACACTGGGTCTCCTTACGGTGCTGACCGGTTCCTCGACTACAGCGAGACCGACGTGGCCAACGTCGACCTCAACTCGCGTGTCGACGAAGGTGTCCGCTTCCCCTATGCCAACTTCAACAAGACCGCGATCAACTTCGGCACCGGCATGGCCAACTCGGCCAATCTGATGCACGCGTCTCAGGGCATCATCTGCCCGAAGTACGTGCCGGTCGACGGCATCGCGATCGGTCCTCGTGCGGGCTCGCAGCCCCTAGGTGGTACGACCTACCAGACCATGGACCTCGGCGTGCTCACCATGAGCCGCGAAGTCACGCGCTACGGACCCTATTTCGAGGTCTGCACGAACTCGACCTGGTGGGCCTCCGGTCGTTACGACGCGGCCGCTGGCATCATGTCGATCGGCAACGACCAGTACTCTGTGGCGGATACCACGTGGACCGACGGTCCGTGGAGCCCCCACCGGACCTACCGTGTCCGTCAGATGTGGGTCGACACGGTCCAGGAGCCCTACGACTCGTATATCCCGACTACCCACACGATCCAGGGTGTCGTCAAGAGCCAGAGCTTCATTCAGTCGCAGGGTCGCTGGACCCCGGGCGTGCGCCTGGCGATCGAGAGCTGGTCGGCCGGTGCACAGATCACCGCAGTGCTGGTGGAGTGCGACGACAACGGGTTCCCTAACAAGAAGCGGGCGATCGCCACGTCGACCCTGACCTCGGCGGACTTCAAGGCTTACACGGCCTCCAACGACCTGCGCACCAGGTTCGCGTGGGACAAGCCCTACTGGATGAAGCAGGGCCTCTACGCGGTCATGTTCGCCACGACCGGCGACGTTCAGGTGTCGTACACCGAGGGCCAGAACTTCCTCGGTGGCACGCAGTTCGACAGCACCGACGGGTACTTCCAGCAGGGCGACCTGACCAAGGACCTGATGCTCACCGTCGAGTACTGCCAGTTCCAGGTCACGAGCCTGCCGGTACTTCTCGCAGGCCTTAACCTGGACGGTGGCATTCACGGTGTCGGCATCAAGGCCGCGTCGATCGTCCCCACCAACGCGGACTCCCGCTGGGCCCTGCAGGTGGGCGGCTCCTGGCAGCAGCTGCCCAAGCCGAGCAAGGACGGCGTCTTGGACGTCAACGACGTGCCCGACAACCTGTTCGGTGCTGGCGTGACGCCCTACTACGACTTCCGCGTGGAGCTCAATGGCAACGTCTGGGAGATGCCAATCATCGACCTCAACCAGTCCGAGGTCACGGTCTTCCGGTCGGGTACGGCATTCCGCCACATCTCCGTCGAGCGCATCTTCCAGGCCGCCGTAACGAGCGTCGTGATCACGGCTGTCGTGGGCGCGTACGACAAGACCCGCCACAACCTCGCGTGTGCCCTGCGTTACGGCGCCAACTACGCGACGTCCAAGGCGGCGGCTGGCGTCCAGGTCAAGCCCGTCGTCGGTCGGGACGACGCTGTTATGATGGTGTGGACGTTCACGTTCGCGTCGCCTGGTGTCGACCGTGTGAAGATCGACCTCTCGGGCACTACGAACAACGCGCGTATCACGCCGCACATTGAGTACGAAGTCTACGACGCATAGTGGAGACAGACATGGCGACGTCAAGGGCGAAGGCCGCGGCAACCGAGACCCGCGGCCCCGAGATCGAGGACGACAAGTACTACGACGTCAAGGTGACCGAGACCGTCGAGTTCCAGAAGGTCCGCTTCGGTATTGTGTCGGAGACCTTCGTCTCCGGCGAGTTCCTCAAGGCACTTCTGGCGGCGGACGAGGGCGACAAGGTCTCTTCTTACGAAGAGCACGTCTAGGAGAGCTCTGGTGGCAACTGGCAGCAACGACAAATACGCGATCACCTCAGCTCAGGGCGTGATCAAGCGCCTAGGTGAGATCCTGACTGACATCAACCTACGGTTGGTTCAGGCGGAGTCTCGCTACGACGCGACTGATCGAGCTGCACAAGAGGTTGCCGCCCAGGGCCTCAGGTACCTAGAGACCGTCATCGTGCCGGCTGCGACAAAGGTCGCGGACCTTCTCAGGTCCGTGACAGACATCTTCACGACCCGCTCGTCGTCACTCGTCACGCCCGGCACCGGCCCCAAGACCTTCGTCGTGACGGACTCGACTTTCGGGTCGTTAGGCAATGTCTCGGTGACTAAGGTCGGCGACTCGTCTGTCGGCATGGTAGGTTCCGTCGTTAGTTTCGACATCGACGCCAAGGTGCTGGTCGTGGACGTCGAGTACGCCTACGGTGACCCGTCACCCAACGCGTCGTGGCTCGTTACAGCGACTCTGCCCTACGACGCCCATGCCGGTCGTACGGACAACCCTCACGCTGTCACAGCCCATCAAGCTGGGGCCTATACACAGCTTGAGATCGACCAGAAGCTAGCAGCCCTGTCGACCACGCTTAGAGGCACGGCTACAGCCGCAGGTGACACTCTCGGTGAGCTGGAGCAGCGACTGATCGCCCTCATAGGGACGGCCGACTCTGCCGGCGACACACTCGGGGAGCTAGAAGCTCTCATAACCAGTAACGCTAGGCGAGCACAGAAGAAGGCCATCGTCTTCGCTGCCGCACTAGGCTAGGAGAGCGGGCATGGCGACCACGAGTAACTTCCGACGCAAGAATGCCCGGCTGGCCGGAACCGTTGCAGTGCAGGTTGGCGGCTATACGGTGGGTGTTAGCCTGTCAGCCGTCGTGAAGACGATACGGATCTGTGCCCGCTACAAGCTCGGCAACTTTACGGTCACGGGCTGGTATCAGGACACGGCAGGGAACAAGACCTACTTCTGTGACACCTACACGATGAAGCCCGGCCAGATCTATCTGCCGCTCGGTGGTGATGGTCTGGACGTAATGGAGGAAGGCGACAGCATTTGGATCCAATGCAGCGTGGATAGCGCTGTTGATGTCGTGGTGTCTCTCTTGGAGGATCAGGCCTGATATGAGTGATCAAGGCGTTCGCCCCTCCACTGTCCCGCTGACTTCGGCGCAGATCAAAGACGCTGCCGATCCGCAGTACGTCCGGATCGACGGCGCAAACCGGCCACCGCACGTTTTCAATAACGCGCTGATGAACCCGTCTTTCGACTGGTGGCAGCGTGGGAATGGGCCGTTTACTGTCAGCGGGAGCTTCGGTCCCGATAGGTGGCGGCAATTTTTTACGACCACGGGTAGTATCGCGAGAAGGGTGCTATCTATTGGCGACGCGCCAACTCAAAGCCGTTTGTCCGCAACATTCACATGTTCCGGGCAAGCTGCGGCAGGCGATTTCTACCTTGCTCAACAAACTATCGAGGACTGTCTGACTTTCGCAGGGAAACGGGTTCTTGTCAGGGGTCTGGTCGCACTGCTTAGCGGCCCTGTAGGTAGCAAAATCGGGATCGAACTTGAACGGAATTACGGGTCCGGCGGATCTGCCATTGAGCAGTTTTATGCTGGTCAGGTGGTTCTGACCGGCGTATTAACACCATTCGCGGTTTGGGTGGATCTCCCATCTGTGGCTGGGAAGGTATTAGGGCCGTCTGATAACGGCAACCTCAATCTCAATATCTTTCTATCCGCCGGCTCGAATTACAATGCCCGCACTAATAATCTTGGGCTTCAAAACATTGCCATTCAGCTTGTGGACGTAGAGGTAAAGGAAATTAAGCCAGGGTACGGGGATCAGTTCCCTGGCTTCGAGCGGCTTCCCAAGTTCCTAGACCTGATTAACTGTCTCAGGTACTACCAGACGGGGGCTTTCAAGTCCGGGATCGGCGGCAACAATGGTTCGGGCGCATACAACGCCGCGTACATCGGGGGTACGTGTCCTCTGCCCGTTCTTATGCGAATATCACCCTCCGTGGTGTTCTTCGATGTCGTAGGAAACCTTGGTGTTGTGACAACAGGCACGGGTAATAACGTCGGCCTGACCGCAGGCGGCGTATCGATGTTGCACCCCGGTGCAATAAACGTCGATGCGCTGCTGAGCACAGGCAACGCCAATAACTGGTTCTATTTCGGCTTCAGACTGACCGCGGAGCTTTAACCGATGACGATGCAGGGTAGCCAGGATGGCGTCGCCGCCTTCATGGAGTACGCGTTCGTCGCGGCTCCGGGAGGCCAAAGCCGCTTCGTCGGGGCGGACAGCAAGGGGTTCGTGCTCAACTACGCTTCGGGCTTCCTGTGGGCCGTCGTGGACGGCTTTTGGGTCGCCCCTGACGACTTCTCCGCGACTGACGGAAGCTCGATCACCTTCACGACGGCGGTGGATCAGGGCACCCATGTGCGCTTAATCGCGCTCAGCCCGTTCAACGTCGCCAATGTCTATTCGCAGCTTCAGTCTGATACGCTGTACGCAAAGCGTCGGAACCGGATCATTGATCCCGGCATGAGGGTCAGCCAGGAGAACGGGAATAACGCGACGACCGCGAACGCTGTCGGCTACTATGTCTCGGATAGCTGCTTCTCGGCGCGTAATACCGCCGCCGGTGGCGCTACGGTTCAGCGTATTGCGCTCCAGACGCCCGGCGGTTCCCCGTATCGCACTCGAGTTACGATCACGACTGCCAATCCCACGCCTGCGGCCGGAGATGAGTTTATCCTCGGCACGAACATCGAGGGTATCGACATCGCTGACCTCAACTTGGGTCTAGCGACGGCGAAGCAGCTTACACGCCGGTATGGGTTCCGGTCGTCTGTCTCGGGAACCTTCACGCTGTACGCTCGGAATGGGGCGAGCAACCGTTCGTGGCTCGGCTCAGTGACCATCGCCCCAGGCGAGGTCAACCAAGATGTCGTGAAGACCGTAACCTTTGTTGGAGACACAACCGGGACTTGGGCAACAGACAACACCAAGGGGATTGAGATCGGCGTCAATCTTTGCGCAGGGTCCTCTAGGCAGGGTGTCGCGGGGTGGCAGGCCGGATCGTTTACTGGTCTGGCATCCGGCGTCAACCTTATGGCGACCAACGGCGCCACCTTCGACCTATTCGACGTGGGCCTCTACGATGTCACCGGGTTGCAGAATGGTGTTATTCCGCCGTTTGAGTTGGCAGAGTACCTAACTGATGTTCTTAGGTGCCAGAGGTACTTCTATGCCTCTGGCTTCACTAGCAACGCTGGTTACAATGTATCAAATGCCAATGTTTACCTTGTCCATCGCCTGCCGGTACAGATGAGGGTGACGCCATCTATGGGTTTTACTAGTGGCGGTCCTACTTATGGTAACGGTTATGGAGGAACTTTAGTCAATCCATCAACAGACCAGTTCCAGTCCCAGTGGCTTATCACCAACACTGGGTACGGATTCATGAACTTCACCTACGCCGCCAACGCGAGGCTCTGAACCATGTCCCGTGCATTTGATAGAGCCTTGATCCAGGCCGCGCTAATCGCTCGTCTTGCTGACAGCAACCTACTCGTGAACGGGTTCCACACTGTCTCACAAGAGAACGGATCCACTGCGGCCAGCATAGGTAAGTACCCGGTAGACCAATTCTCCACCTCTGGTCCGAACAACCTGATTAGCGCTCAGCAGGTAGCGAACCCGTTTCCTTCGCAGCCCGATATTCCTTTCGGGACAAAGGTGACCGTGTCTACCGCGCAAGCGACGATGGCGGCGGCGGACCAGTACCAGATATACCAAAGCATCGAGGGTACTAACCTCGCTCGCCTCCAGTACGGCGCGGCCAATGCGCGCCCTGTTACGCTGGCGTTCATGCTGCGTCCGAACTTCAGTGGCGTCGCCTACTTTTCTCTTATCAGTCTTGCGAACACATCGAACTATCGGTCTGTCGTTCACAAGCTAGCGCTGGTGGCAAACCAAGACAACTTTTTCTGCTTTACGGTCTCGGGGGATCAGGCTGCCGCCCTACTTACGTCGACTGCTGCTTCCTTGCAGGTTCGTTGGTGCTTTGCCGCAGGGACGCAGTTCCAGACCCCGAACGTGGACGTGTGGCAGACCGGTAATTTTCAAGCCGGTGCTGACATCACAAACATGGTCGCGACTGTGGGCAACAGCGTGATCATCTCCGGCTGTGTCATGGTCCCTGGCCGTTTCAACATCACTCAAGACGTGCTTCCGATGCTTCAGCGTCGGTATGACGACGAGCTTCGTCTTTGTCAGCGCTACTACTTTTTGGACTACGGCCGATGGGACGGTCAGGCTACACAGGGCGCTGGCGTGACCACTGTCAGCAAGTTTGCAGTGGCAATGAGGACAAATCCGTCCATTACTTACGCGACCGCGGGTGTTGCTAACTTTAACCCGACCCCTGGCGTATACTCCGTCACCCAACACGCTTTATGGTCAGGGCAAGGCCCCACTGCGTCGGGCGGTGCCTACTTTACGTTCTACTACTACGCCAACGCGAGGATGTAAGCGCTATGAAGTTCCAGTTCACGAATGCCGAGAAAACCCAAATCCAGGGCACCTTGGACGAAGGTGAGAGCTTCGGCTACCACACCGGACCCGTCACTTTCGGGATGGGTATGTCTCCCGGCAACCGGGATTTCGACGCCCTGTTCCCGGACGCTAAGGTCGAGGTCGACCCGTCTACGAACACGGCCGTATCCTCGGATTGGGGTGATCCCGCTCACCCGGTCGAGGACTTCATGCCTCCGCCCGCGGGTCCAGTGGTCATCAACAAGGTCGACTTCTTCGAGCGTATGACTGAGGAAGAGGCCGAGAGCGTCGAGGGTGCGATCAGCGCCCAGTCAGCTCGAAACCGTAGGATCTTCGAGAGTGCCCAGACTTTCCGCAGCGACCACGAGTTGTGGGGACTTCTGAACCAGCTCGCAGACCAGCTCTTCACGCCCGAGCGTAAGGCTGTGATCTTAGCCCCGTCCTGAGCTGCCTGCCAGGACTAGGTTTACATCCTCAACACGACCGTGTTATTCTAGCCAGGACCAGGAGACCAGCAGATGGACATCTTCCTTCACGGGTTCGAGACCCAGGAGAGCGACGCTGGGAGCCCCCAGTTCACCGCGACGATCGACACGGGCATAATCTACCTGACCGGTACCGCCCCGGCGCGGATCAAGACCCTGTGGCCGGCCGACCAGGTCTTCGTGGTCAACGGTTACGACGACTTCCCCAAGGGCCTAGGCTCGAGCGGCACGCTGGTCGACGGCCTCAACAACGTCTTCGCCCAGGCGGGCAAGATGTCCCAGACCGTCGTGTGCAACATCGTCGAGGAGGGCGCCAACTTCGCGGCGACCCTGAAGAACATCATCGGCTCGCAGGCCCTGAAGACCGGCCTCTACGCCGTCGGGCGCTCCAAGCCACTGCTGAACCTGGCCCCGAAGCTCCCCATGGCGCCGGGCTTCACGTCGTTCCGACCGAGCGACGGTGTCATCACGCCGACCGTGACCGAGGGCGGCGAGGGCTACACTACCGCGCCAGACGTCGTGGTGACCAACAAGTCCGGCGACACGACCGGCTACGGCGCGACGGCAGCCTGCACGATCAACGAGGTTGGCGAGGTCGACGAGGTCGTCATGCTGACTCCGGGCCTCGGCTACACTGCTCCACCGGACATCACGTTCGTCGGTGGCGGAGGCACCGGCGCCGCGGCGACCGCGACCATCGGCACTGTCGCGAGCCCGGTAGCCTCAGTCCTCAACCAGCTGTGCAAGCGATACCGCATGTGCACGGCGGTCTCCGGCCCGAACACCACCAACGAGGCGGCCGTCCAGTACCGCCTGGACTTCGACAGCGACCGGCTCTACGTCCTCGACCCCTTCGCCAAGTTCCAGAAGGGCGGCGTCCCGGTGTCGATGCCCGCCGAGTCTGCGATGCTGGGCCTCCAGGCGCGCATCGACTACGAGGAGGGTTTCTGGGTCTCCCCGTCCAACCACGTCCTCGAGGGCGTGCTGGGCACCTCGCGACCGATCGAGCACAGCTACGACCGCTCGGCCGAGAGCCAGTACCTCAACCGCAACAACGTCGGGACCATCGTCCGCTCGGCTCAGGGCGGCTGGAAGCTGTTCGGTAACCGTGTCGCGGCGTCCGGGTCGCTCCACCAGTTCTGGTCTGTGCGCCGCGCGCACGACACGATCATCGAGTCGGTCGAGCTCGCCAGCGAGCCCTACCTGGACAAGCCGTTCTCGATCCAGAACCTGGTCGACATCGGCGAGACCGTGAACCGGGCGCTCCGTCGGTGGACGGCTCTCGGCGCGACGCTCGGCGGTCGCGTGTGGCTCGACGCCAAGCTTAACACGGCCGAGAGCCTCGCGAGCGGCATCACCTACATCAGCTACGACGGTGAGGCCCCCGCCCCGATGGAGCACATCGTCTTCATCTTCAACCGCAACACGGGCTACTACGACACGGTCTTCGAGAGCGCCGCTCTCGAGATCGCGCGCAGCACGTCGGCCTCGATCGCCGCCTGAACAGACGCCGCGCCCTCGGGCGCGGCTCACCGCAACCTGACGGGACGACTACGAGGACGACATGCGACAGATCCTTCGCGGCTACACCATGTACGTGGGAGGCGTGGACTACGGGTACGAGGTCGAGGAGATCATGTGCCCCATGCCCGACCAGACGTTCGTCGAGCACAGCTACGGCGGTGCCGTCATGAGCGCCGAGGTTCCGATGTTCAAGATCGGGCTGCTCAACCCGACGCTCAAGTTCGCCACGCACAATCCCGACGTCATCGGTCTTCTGATGCGTCCGCCCGGCGTGCGCGACACGTTCACCTTCCGTGCGGCGCTGGTCAGCGAGCTCGACGGCGCTGTGAAGCCGAACCTCATGATCTACGAGGGCCAGCTCGCCGCTCCGAACCCCGACCAGTGGTCGCGCGACGACAAGTCGGGCATCGAGTACACCATCAAGAACGTCGTGTACTACCGCCAGGAGATCGCCGACGCCCCGATCCACGAGATCGGCCTGAACCCGGCCAAGATGACCGTGAACCGCGTCGACCTTCTGCGCTCGACCGGCTACAACGCCGCGCTCGGTCGCTCCTGACCTAAAGACCCGGGCTCTGGCCTGGGTCTGTCCTAGTACAAGAACCCGGCAGCACAAGACAGAGGACGACCAGTGTCAGACGACAAGCCAGAGTTCGTGGGCAACAGGCCGAGGACCAAGCGCGTGGAGCTCGAGGACCACGTCAAGTACAAGGGCAAGGTCTACACCGCCCTGACTGTCCGGCGCCTCAGCACTAGCGAGGTGGCGGCCTGGTCCGACGCCGTCAGTTCCGGGGACCCCGACGCGAACCTGGGCAACGTGGTCGACGACGACGGCGAGGTCGTGCCGCGTGAGGTCCTCGAGTTCATGGACGACGACGACGATGAGAAGGTCTCGGAGGCCATCGCAAGTTTTTTGCCACGAAGGCTCTCAACCGCCTTGGCCTCGGACTCAGAGACGCAGACCTAGTCCTGGTAGAGCTGGCGAACTACACCAGCACGCCCCTGACGTCACTCCTCCAGATGGACTGGTCTCAGGTCGTGTGGATGTTCGCGGCGGCCAGGCTCTCTAAACTGGCTACAGGACGGTGACATGGCAGGCAGACTCTCAGCGTCGATCCTGGTCAGACTGGTCGACCAGGCCTCCGGGCCGGCCGGCAAGATCGCCAGGGCGCTGAAGGGTGTCGGGTCCCTAGCCAAGAGCCTGGGCGGCAGTAAGGCCGGCCTGAAGGTCGACGGCAACTCGGCGAACAACCTCAAGAAGATCGCGACAGAGGCCAGGCGCGCCGGCGCTAGCCTCAAGGCGCTGGAGAAGTCTAACGTCCGCATCTCGTCCTCGGACCTGCGCAGCTTCCGGGCGGCGTCTGGTGCTGCACGACGCCTGACGGGTGACCTCAAGGACGCCGCTACAGCCGCCAAGAGCATCCGTGTCAACCTCAGCGGCAGCGGTCTGCGAGGCTCACCGTTCGCGGCGATGCGTCGTGACATCCAGGGCGCGCTCAAGGACATGCAGCGGCTCCAGGCCGCGTCAGCCAAGGTCGGTCGTGGCCGAGGTGGCGGCAGCCTGGGAGGTGGAGGCGGTGGGGGCGTCGCCGGGCCCGGCGTCAACTACCATGGGAGAGGCCGTCGAGGACACGGCGCTGGCGCCCTAGAGGGCTACGTCGCAGTCAGGGCCGCTGAGGGCACAGTCAGGGCCTCTGGCCGTGCTACGAGGTTTGTCGCCAAATCTGGCGCCAACGCTATGCGAGAGGACGCGCGCGACTACCTAGCTGGTCTGAAGCCCGAGGACACTGAGCGCCTGCACAAGGAGTCTGTCTCTAAGTCAGCTCAGTACAAGTCCGTCGACGCGACGACCCTGCACGAGATGCTCCGCGACACGTCTATGTCCATGGGCTCAGTCGACAAGGGCGTCGAGAACTCCGACAACCTGGCCCGTATGGCTGTCGTCATGCAGTCGTCTAAGGGGCCTGAGAAGGCTATCGAGAACATCCGCAAGTTCTACTCAGCACTAGACGTGTTGGGTAAGAACGTCGACCCCGCGGTCGTTAAGCGCCTGTCTAACGCATACACCAAGGCCCAGGGCGTCGAAGGTGACGAGCTCGACATGTCTAAGGTCTTGCAGTTCGCGAGACAGGCCAGGACTGCGGGCGGCGCTCTAGACGAGGACTTTCTGTCTTACGCGGCACCTGCCCTCATGATGGACCTCGGAGGCCCGCAGTCAGGTACTGCTCTGGCCTCAGGTCTCAGCCAGGTGGTCGGCGGTCGTGCTACTAAGGAGTCCAAGGCAGCTCAGACAGCTATCGGCCTGCGCAAGGCCAATGGCGAGATGACCAAGGAAGACAAGGACCTGTTCCAGGCGAACTTACAGAAGTACGTCCAGGACCGCTTGATGCCCGCTATGGCCAAGGGCGGCAAGATCATGGTCGGCAAAGGTAAGAAGCGTCACGAGGTAGAAGTCGACAAGGTCAATCTCGACGACGAGAAGGAGGTCAACGCCGTCGCGGCTGAGCTGTACTCGAACAGGACTATCGCCGACGCCGTCACTAAGCTGATCAACCAGCGAGAGCAGTACGCGCGTAAGCGTCAGCAGTACGATGCGGCTCCAGGTACTGACGCTGCCGACAAGCTGAGCAGGAAGGATCCTTACGTAGCAGCCAAAGGTGTAGGGTCCCAGGCCACGAACATTGCCGCTGAGGCTGTACGGCCTTACATGCAGCCTGCAACTGACGCTATGGACAGGGCGGCAGAAGCGCTAGGCGCGGTCGCCAAGTCCATGGCCGAGAACCCGGCCGAGAGCAAGGTCGCGACCCCGATGGTCGCCGGGGTCGTGGGCGCCGTGTCTGCGTGGCTCGCCGGCCAGACCCTGCTCGGTCTCGCGGGCAACGGCACAGGCATCGCTGCCAACGCAGCCCGTATGGCTGGCACGGGACTCGTCGGTACGGCGGGCGCTGCGGCAGCGACGCCTCTGGTCGCGGGTGCTGTCGGCGGCGCCGTGCTCGACGAGGGCATCAGCAGCATCGGAGGTAAGGACACGCTCGAGTCGTGGAACCGGTCGCTCGAGCACAAGAAGAGCGCCGAGATGGCGGACGCCATCCTGACCAAGGCCCCAGGTCTGGGCGCCTTCGACCGCAACAAGAAGATGGGCGTCGTCGGGTCTGCGGCCGAGGGCTACACCTCGGACTACACGACGTCGGGTGGCGCGGTCAGCGACTTCTTGTTCGGCAAGAAGAAGGGCTCGATGTCCCTTCCGGGCTTCGGGTTCCAGACGCCGACGGCGCCTGCTCCAGCTCAGGCTCTGCCAGGAGAGCAGACACCGTTCATCCCACCTCGGCGCCCCACGGAGCTGGGCGGCGCTCCCGCGCCTGCTCCCGCGCCGTCGTCAGCGCCGACAGGGCTGCCTGCAGCTACGGTCCAGACGGACAAGATCTCTGCAGCCACCGTCGAGGTCTCTAAGTTCGAGGCAGAGCTC